GCGGGGGGGGGTGGGGGGGGGGTTGTTGGGGGGCCGGGGCGGCCCGCGGGGGTGGGGGGGGGGGGGGGGGGGGGGGAGGCTACAACGAGTCGCCCCTCTCGGCGAGGTAGACGGTCCAGTGAATCGGGCGAGTCGGGGATCGCTGCACCCGAACGCCCCGAACGAGGTACTCGGTGCCGCTGTCCGAGACGAGCACGTCGCCGATCGCGGGTGCCCACGTCTCGGCGTAGTCGATCAGCGCGGAGGGGGAAGCCCGCGGGTCCATCCCCTCGGCTCCGCCGGTCCAGCCGACGTGCGCGTCCTCGATGTGAGCCGGCCACCCCTCGACGACCAGCGCGGCGAGCGGTTGCGGCTCGCCGCCGGGACCAATCGCTCGCGCCCGCGCGTAGGGAGCCGGCGAAGCCGAGAGCAGCCCGCCGGAGAACTCGAACTCGGTGATCGAGTCGAGCCGCGCCACGGTCTGTGCGAAGCCGCCGACCGAGATCGAGAGCGCCTCCGAGACGGGATCGCCGTCGAGCGAGCCGACGACCGTGACGGTTCCGCTCGCCGGCCCGGTGCCGTCCACGTCGTAGACCTCGACCTCGACGATCGACGAGCGCGGTGGTTGACCGGAGGCGGGGAGCGTCGCGGAGACCGCGGCACCGTCGAGCACGAAGGACGTCGGCCGCCAGATCGCGATCCGCTCGGTCGCGAACGTCGTGATCACTTCGAGGAGCCGCGCCGGTCTCGGCGCTTCCGGAGTCGAGCCGGGATCGGGTTCTCCTCGGCGACCGGAGCCGCGGGGGCCGGCTCCTCGGCGACCGCCTCCTCGGCGGGGTCGGGCTCGGGGGGGATCGGCTCGTCGGCCCGACGGGACAACTCGGTCACCGTCGCCGCGCCGAAGCGGCACGAGATCGAGAAGCAGCACCCAGCGTAGGCGTGGATGATCGCGAGCCGCGGGGAGGAGGGGAGACCCGCGGGGAGGTCATCGGTCACGACCACGATCACGAGCGGGTCGGGCACCTCGGCGAGCAGGTCGAGGAGCCCCTCGGCGGGACCGACGATCACCGCGACGCCGTTCGCTCGCGAGACGACCTCGCCGGCAACGGGGAGCGCGACGACCTCGCCGATGCCCCATCGGGCTCGGGCTCGGTCGTCGGGGAGGGGGTCCGTGAAGATCACCCGATCGACCATCACGAGAGCGTCGCGCGCGATCGGGTTCTCGCTGTTGTCGGTCACGCCGAGACGAATGTGCATGGAGCCTCCGAAGGGGATGTTCAGCGTAGCACGAGGAGAGTCGGCTACCCGGCGAGCGACGAGGGAGCGGATCGCCGGGTCACGACGACCGGCTCGACCGCCTCGATCTCCGCGAGCGAGCGGTGGATCGCGCTCGCGATCTGCCCGACTCCCTCCGAGCCGGGGTCGGTCGGAGCCGGCCACTCGGTCGCGTCGATCCGGATCGAGTCGACCGCCGCCTCCTCGACGACCGCGGCGAGCCGACGCTCGAAGCGACGGATCGCCCGGTTCGCCTCTTCTCCGTGCTCGACCTGCACCAGCATGGGGGACCAGCCGAGCCGGGTCGCGGTCGCCTCGATCCGGAGCCAGCGTCGGAGCCAGTCGTGCGGGTTGGTCCCGCCTCCGGCGAGGTCGCCGACGTTCATCGACACGACGAGGTGTGCCGTCTCGGCGCGAGCGCGGAGACGGTCGAGGTCGACGAGCGACTCGATCGCGAGGTCGGCCACGGCCCGGCTTCCGCCGGCGACGGTTCGGTCGAGGACGAGCCAGTCGGAGGGAGCGCGCATCGCGAGCAGCGTCGCCACGGAGTCGCGAGCGCGGGGAGCGCGGAGCGCGTGATCGCCGACGAGGAGGACGAGGTTCATCGGATCAACCCTCGGCGAGCTAGCTCGTCGTGGGCGAGAGCCGTCCGGTCCTCGACCTCGGTGCGCGCCGCCCATGCAGCGAGATCCGCGAGCCCGCGGTCGAGGGAGATCGTCGGAGCCCACCCGAGCGCGCGGAGACGGTCGGCGTTGGCGAAGCAGTGCCGCACGTCGCCGACCCGATACGTTCCGCGGATCGCGACTCCGAGATCGGTCGCGTCGTAGAGGTCGAGGAGCGTCTCGGCGAGGAGGCGGATCGAGGTCCGCGCGCCGGTGCCGACGTTGAACGCTCCGGTCGACCGGTCGTCGAGCAGCGTGCAGACCGCCGCCGCGACGTCGCGGACGTCGATGAAGTCTCGCGACTGCTCGCCGTCCTCGTAGATCGTCGGCGCGCGCCCGCTCCGGATCTGCGACGAGAAGATCGCCGCGACGCCGGTGTAGGGGTTCCGCACGGACTGGCGCGAGCCGTAGACGTTGAAGAACCGGGCGACCGCCCACGAGATCCCGTGCTGGTCGCCGACGATCCGGGTGATCTCCTCCTGCGACCGTTTGGTCTCGGCATAGATCGAGGTGCAGACGAACGGCGTCCCCTCGCCGGTCGGGATCGGTCGAGCCTCGCCGACGCCGTGAGGAGGGAGCACGTCGTCCCACTCCCGAGCGGCGAGCGCCTCCTCGGAGCGGATCACGCCCTTCCCGCTCCGAGTCGCCCCGCCGGGTTGGGTCCACTCGTATCGCCCCTCTCCGTAGCAGGACATAGAGCCCGCGGTCACGACCCGCTCGATCTCTCCGCCGGCGAGGTCGAGCAGCGCGGCGAAGAACCGCGCGGTCGCCGCGACGTTCTGCTCGACGTACTCGCCGATCTCGTAGGCGGATTGACCGACTCCGACCTTCGCCGCGAGGTGCAGCACGCGGATCGCCCCGCCGCCCCACTCGCGGTGCGCGCGGCACTCGTCGAGCGCGCTCGCGACGGCGTGCGAATCGCCGACGTCGCCGAGCACGCGAGTCGCCCGCACGTCGAGGTAGGCGGGCCACTCGCCGTCGGGGTGAACCTGCTCGTCGAGCGAGTCGAGCACGACGACCCGCTCGCCGCGGGCGAGCAGCCGATCGACGACGTGCGAACCGATGAAGCCGGCTCCGCCGGTCACGAGAGTAGTCACGGGCACCTCCTCCTGCCCGTAGCCGATCGGAGGCGAATCGCGACGGGTCGGCTACGCGTTCAGCGTGACGCCGATCGCCCGAGACCGGGAGAGGATCGCGCGCCGCGCGGTCGTCCGGTTCTTCCCGCTCCGCTCGGCGACGAACGCCACCGAGAGCAGGTCGTCGAGGTCGCCGCGACCGAGCGCCGCGACGAGCGCGTCGACCGAGCCCGCGAGGAGCGGTGCGACGACCGCCTCTCGACGGTCGGCCCGCTCGGCGACCGGATCGACCGGTGCGGCTTCGGGGATCCGATCGGCCCGCGGAGCCGTTCGTGCAGGTCGAGCCGGAGTCGGGGTCGAGGCGGGAGCGGGAGCGGGAGCAGGAACGGCCGGCGCGATCCTCCGGAACCCGTCGCGCTCGGCGACCCGAGCGAGGATATCTCCGCGCGCCTCGACGGTCGCGATGCCATCGACGACGACGATCGGAGCGACCTCGACCGAGGAGCGGAGAAGGGCGCGCTCGTAGGGGCGCGCGGGTCGGGCGAGGCGAGTCATCGAAGGCTCCGAGTCAGTATGCCGACCGCGCGAACGCCCGACGGTAGCGGTTGAGGATCCGCTGTGCGAGAGGGGGGACGGCGGAGTCGTCGAGCTTGTAGGAGTAGGTCGAGACGCGCTCGGTTTCGAAGCCCGAGTGCCCACCCTGATTGAATCCCTGCACGGCGATCAGCGTCGCCGCGTGCGAGAGGTCGGCCGGCGTCGCCGCGAACCCAGCGGTGTAGGTGACCTCGACGATCTGCCGGCCGACCGGGAAGAACGCGCCCTCCGCGGAGAGCCGGAGCGAGCCGCTCGCGATCACCGTGAACTGATCGGAGGTCGGGAGCGTCGCGCCGATGGTCAGTGCGACGACTCCGACGACCGGCCGATACCGGAGAGGCACGTCCCGCTGCCCGGCGAACTCGACGTCGAGCACCTCGGAGTAGGTCGAGACCGCCTCCGCGGGGAGGTCGATCTCCTCACGCACAAGCGAGTCCGCCGCGTCGACGAGAATGTCGATCAGCGCATCGTTGCGGGTCACGCCGGCGGGGATCCCGAGGACCGACTTGACCGCGGATCGCGAGGTGAGCGCCACCCGCTACGAGCCAGTCGCTCGCCGCACCGCGCGGCGACGGGCCGGCTTCCGCGCCGGCTTCTCCTCGACCTGCTCCTCGACCGGAGCGGCGACCGCCGGCGCGACCCACTGCTCGGTGACCTCAACCCACCCGAGCTTCGTGAACCGGGAGACGAAGTGCGGCGAGCGAGCGAAAACCGTCGGAGCGACGATCCCGTCGGGGTGCTCGACCGACCGCGACTCGGCGGTCTCGTCGTAGCCGACGAGCAGCATCGGGATCTCCGCCGCGCGGTCGGTGCGTCGGAGCACGCGGAAGCCGTCGATGACGAGAGTGCGAGGAGAGAGGGGGATCGTCTTCATGGGTTCGTCCTAACGCACGACGCTCCGCCCCGGTATCGGAGGCGGAGCGCCAGAAAGGGGAGCAGCCGAGCGCCCGGCCGATCAGCGATCAGGTGGCGATGCCCGCGAGCAGCGCGCCGCCGAGCGAGTTCGCCTGCACGAGAGCGCCATCCCAGAACATATCGAACTGGTCGAACTGCGAGTCGGTCTTCGAGAGCGGCATCACCGTGGTCGGGGTCAACTCCTCCCAGTAGACGTACCGCTTGTTGATGACCGCGAGCGCCGTCGAGGAGCCGCCGGCGAAGTCGAGGATCGAGCCGTCGCCCGCGTATTGAAGCGAGTTGGGCATCGCCGTCGAGATCACCATCGGGATCTGATCGTAGGTCCGGACCCGGAAGCCGGCCGCGATCTCCACGGTGTCGCTGAACTGCTGCTGTGCCTGGAGTGCGGCGTTCAGCGCGCGGAGGCCAGCGAACGAGCCGACGATCACGAGGTCGCTCCGAGCCGCCGCGCCCTTCACCCGATCGATCGTTTCGTCGAGTTTGGAGAGCGTGAGCGCGGTGCCGGCCGCCGCGGTCGTGAGCGAGACGACCTGTCCGGACACGTTGTTGACGAGCGTGAGCAGCCCGTCGATCTGGTTCGCGTCGGCTCCGGAGTCGCCGGTGACCGCGGCGGTTTCGAGCGCGTTCGCGAAGTCCTCCGCCTTGCCGGTGATCGCCTGCGCGAGCGTGTCTCCGTAGGAGCGCCCGATCGCCTGCATCTTCCGGGTGACCTTCCCGCGGGTCGCGAGCGTCTTGAACGCGAAGTCGGTCTGTGCGTAGGTGCCGGTCTCCTCGGTGATCGAGTCGGTGTCAGCCACCCACGCGCCGCCGGTCGAGCCAGCCGTGCGCCGGTTGATGTAGGCCTTGTCGCCGGTGCCCGGCCGCCGGTCGAGCACGGACTGTAGGCCGAACTCGCGGAGGGTCAGCATCTGCACGGTGCGGTTGATGAACGTCTGGATCAGGACGGAGCCCGCGCCGGAGACGTTGATCGCGCGCTCGAACGCCTCACGGCGAGCCGGGTCGAAGGCACCCTGCCATTCGGGGGATCGGTAGATCGGATCGGAGGTGCGGGGCATCTGAGACCTCAAGCCCAACGGGCGGGTGCGGGGTTGCCGAGGACGCCCTCGTTCTCCGCGGCACGGAGCACGGCGGCGAGCGAGGAGGTGAGCGCCGAGGGGGACACGCCCTTCTCGTCGAGGCGGGGAAGGGTGCGCTCGACGACCGCGGCGAGCGCGGGGGCATCGGCGCGAGCGCGCATCACGAGCGCGTCCATCGGAGCGCCGGCGTCGTGGCCGCCGGTCGTGTTGGTGGGCTGGTAGGCCAGCCCGCGACGGATCGGCTCGGAGGCGAGCCGGTCGACCGTCGAGCGAAGCCGCTCGATCTCGGAGCGGAGAGCGACGGAATCGTCATCCTCCGGCGTGGCCGCGGGGGTGACGGTCGGGGGAGCCGCGGGGGCTTCCACGGAGGGAGCCGCACCGCGTGCGACCTCCTCGCGGATCATGGCGCGGATCGCGTCGAGATCGGTCGGGGTCATCGAGGTCTCCTCGGGGGAGGGGGGGGATGGGGCCGGAGAGACCGACCGAGCGAGAGGGGCTTCGCGTACCACGCTATCGTGGACCAGATCATCCGGCACGTCAACCGAGATCGGGGACGAGCGGTCGTCGCCGTCATCCTCCTCGTCATCGTCGGATTCGAGATCGAGGAGCGGCTCGATCTCCTCGTCGAACAGCGAGTAGAACTCCGCCGCGCGATCGTAGGCTGCTCGGCGGTCGTCGCCGTCGAGGCCGGCTCCGCCGTCGGGGTCGTTCAGCGCGTCGACCGCGAGGCGAAGACCGGCGAGCACGACGCGGATCTCGCCGTCGATCTGCTTCGCGACCGGGAGCAGGTAGCCCGCCCGCTCCTCGGCGCGATCGTCGTCGACGTAGAGGTGGACGGAGGCGAACCGGGACCAGTCGGGGGGGTCGCCGAGGATCTCGTCGGCGACGTCGGCCGACCACGACCACTCGGTCTCGGGATCGGCCGCGGGGAGGTCGACGAACTCGGGCACGGCGCGCGCGTCGGGCGAGTCGCCCGCGGAAGCGGCGACCTCCGCCTCGACCTCCTCCTCGGTCTCGGCGCTGCTCGGAGGATCGAGCGGGTCGATCTTCGAGACCGCGGAGGCGGGGTAGGCGACGATCTCGCCGCTCGCTTCGTAGCCGTCGCCGACTGCGACGTAGACGTCGATCCGGAGAACGGGATCCGCCTCGCTCGGCTCGACGTCGGAGCCAGCGACCGATCCCTCGGAGACGACCTCGACGATCTCGCCGACCCGCTCGCCGCCGTCCTCCTCGGTCTCGGCGTCGACCGTCGAGTCGAGGAAGCGAACGAAGTCGCCCACGGCGACCGCCTCCGGGTTTGCGCGAGCAGCGGGAGCCGGCGACTCCGCGGGAGCAGCCGGAGCGACCGAGCGCGACTCGATCTCGACACGCTCGTCGCGGATCGCGAGAGAGCGCGACCGGATGCTCGCGAGCCCGATCGAGTCGGGGTTCGAGGGAGCCCGCGTCACCGCGACGTGATCCAACTCGACGTCCTCGATGATGACCCGCTCGACGTTGCCCTCTCGATCCTCGACGATCCGGACGGAGAGGAACCACCCGCCGATCGACTGCCCGATCTCCTCGCCGCGGTCGAGCCGGCGAACGAGTCGATCCGCCATCGGGTCGTCGGAGTAGAGCAGCGACGTGAGCCGGAGGATGTGCCCCGCCTCGCTGCCCGCGCCGTCGGCGACGTCGGCGCGCTCGACCTCGGCGTCCATCGTGCGACCGATCACCTCGTCCCACTCGATGACGTCGAACCCGCGGTTGTGCCGCGGGAGCAGCGGGATGCCGGCGCGCATCTGCTCCGCCATCCGGGTCAACGCGGCGACGCTCATCTCGGTCCCGTGCGCGTCGACCGAGGTCGAGGAGGCGATGCCGACCAGCGCGATCCGCCCGCCGGTGTCGCCGTCCTCGCTCTCGCCCTCGTCGCCCTCGTCGTCCTCGGCGCGAGTCGCGGAGGCCACGGGGGAGGAGCGCGCGGGGAGCGCGTCGAAGCGCGCCCCGATCGTGAAGGGCTCACGGCACCGGATCACGGTCTCGCGAGTCGCGTCGGGAGCGGTCGGGGGAGTCATCGATTCTCCGAGGCGGGTCGAGAGCGAGGGTAACAGATCGCGCGTCCCTCCCACAACGCCACCGCTCGTCGCGAGATCGCGCGCCGAGTCAGTCGTCGAAGGGGCCGATCCGGATCGCCTCGCCGGAGCGGACCTCGCTCTCCGTCCAGACGACCAGCACGCAGCGGCATCGGCCGCCGCACGGCGTAGCCCCGCCGGGTTGAGTCGGGAGGGAGGAGAGCCGGCGGATCGGAAGCTGCCCTTCGGCGGAGCAGACCTCGCACGTCCGCGAGTCGAGCGTCGCGACCCACTCGGCGTACCACTCGGTCGCCTCGCGCGGCCCGCCGGCGGAGTCGGGTCGAGCCGAGGAGCCGCCGACCGCGGCGTTCGCCTCGGAGAGCCCGAGCACGAACGTGCCGTTCGAGACCTCGACGAGCCGGCCCGCGTAGGACGCGATCCGGTTCTCGTTGGCATCCCACGCCGCCTCCGCGAGCAGGATCGCCGCCGCCGCGCGGTCGCCCTTCGCCGCGACCGTCGCCGCGCCGGTCGGCTCGGGCGGAGGGATCTCGACGTCGGCGCGGAGGTCGGCCGCGCCTCGCTGCCCGGTCTCGTCGATCAGCGAGATCGCCGCGAGCATCCGAAGGCGCACGTCGGCGAGCAGACCGTCGGAGCGGGAGAGGTAGCCGAACTGCACCGAGGCGTAGCGGCTCGCGAAGCTCGTCGCGGAGTCGGTCTCGATGCCCGAGAAGCGGAGCGCGCCGGCCGCGCCGATCGCCGCTGCCCGGTGGTAGAGCGGCGAGGTCGTCGCGGACCAGTCGACCGCGAGCCGTTCGAGCGACTTGTTCAGCCTCGACCGCGCCTTCGATGCGCTCTCCTCCGAGCCGCCTCCGCGGAGCGCGGCGACGACCGCGCCGACCGACTCCGCCCGAGCCGCCCGCCATCGCTCGGTCACCTCGTCGATGTAGGTCGCGACGACCGCGCCGACCTCGGAGAGATCGACCGTCCGCACATCATCGAACAGCCCGCCGGGGAGCCACTCGGAGGGGACCGCCCTCGCCCGAGCCATCATCCGGTCGCGCTCCTCCTCGCTCGGCGCGAAGTCGAGCGCCCGCTCGGGCGAGCAGCACGCGACGGCGCTCCGGTCCTCGTCGAGCCGTGCGATCTCCTCCTCGACCACCTCCTTCATCCCGCTCTCGCCGAGCGAGCCGACCGTGAGCCACTTGATCTGCGCTACGACTCCGGCGATCCTATGGTCTTTGAAGTGCCGCGCGCTCCACGATTCGCGGAGGCGAACCGCCTCCTCCTCGGTCTCGGTCTCGACGACTCCGCCGCGGAGCGCGACCGGTCGGAGCCGCCGGTATTGCTTGTTCCCGAGCGTGTTCCCGCCGCGCCCCCACACCGTAGGATGCTCGGTTCGGAGCCGCTCGGCGAACGCGGGATCGAACGTCGCGTAGCCCGAGTTTCGGAGCGACACCTTCAGGTCGTCGCCAGCCTTGGGGAAGTTGGTGGGATCCTCGTCGCCGACTGCTCGGGCAAGCGGCGAGCGTGGAGCCCCGCGCCCCTTCGACTCGACCTCGCCGGGAGCGTCGTCCTCGGCATCGGGCGTGCCGGCGTCGGGGTCGTCGATCCCCTCGTCCTCGGAGTCGGGCTCGGGCTCGACGTCGCCGGGAGGGGGAGCCCCGTCATCGGGATCCGGCTCGGTCGGCGAGTCGTCCTCGGTCGCGACGAGCAGCGCGAGCGGGACGGGACCGGCACTCGTGTCGACGGTCGGGACGTCGCCGCCGGCGACCGGGAGCAGACCGAGATCCGCCCGCGCCTCGTTCCGGGTCAGGATCCCGGCCGCGACGTAGCGGGTGTGTTTCTCGGCGACCGCCTTCGCCTGTTCGGGGGTCGTCTTCGCCTCGCGGTCGAACCGGAACCGGACGAGGGGGACGAGCGACTCGTCGCCCACGACCAGCGGAAGGAGCCGGGTATTGATCTTCGCCGCGATCAATTCGAGGATCGGCGTGACGAGGTAGCTCGACGACACGTCGACCTGCACCTCGGCGGTCGCGCGGTTCACGCCGTCGGTCGCGCCCATCTCGACCGGGAGAACTCCGAAGACCCGCCAGATCGTGCGGCGGATCTGATCGACGACCTCGGCGAACGAGAGATCCTTCGGCGTGTGCCGAAGCTCAACCCAGCGCGCGCCGATCCCGCTCGGGTCGGGAGTCGTGAGGACGCGGATCTTCTGGTCCTGCCCGCGGAGCCGCTGTAGGTCCGCGGTCGCCTCGCGCGCGGCTTGCCCGGCGAGACCCGCGAGCACGAGGATGCCGGGGGGGATCTCGTCGGCGTCGAGCGCGAGCATCGAGTGCTCGCTCGACCGGAGCATCGAGATCACCTCGGTCACGAGCGACTCGATCAGCGGATTCCCGACCGGCGAGGAGGTCGTCGGGAACAGCCGGAGGTAGAGCAGCGCGTCGGGGTCGAACCGGACTCCGCTGAACGCCGGGTCGTTCGCGTCGACCTGCTCGCCGATCCGGAAGCCGACCGAGCCCGCGCCGAACGCCTCCTGTTCGTAGTAGAGCAGCCGACCGTGCTCGTTGATCCGCGGGGTGACCGATGACCCGCGAAGCGGGTTCAACTCGGCGAGGTCGCCGTTCGCGTCGCGCACGATCTCCAACGCCGCCGCGTCGTAGACGAGCAGGTCGGTGAGGAGCGCCGTGAAGACCTCTTGCCACGTCGTCCCGTCCTTCGAGGGAGCCGAGAGGAAGCGCCGCGCGGTCTCGGCGACGGTCGCCGCCTCCTCGTAGTCGTCGCTCGACGGATCGACCGCCGGCTCGATGTACCAGTCGAAGGTGGCGACCCGCCGGACCACGGAGTCGACCGCCGCGCGGACGTCGGGGGTGCGCCGGTAGACCTCCCACAACTCGTCGTTCGTCAGGAACCGATCCGGCGTCGCGTAGAACTGCGACGAGCCCGGCGAGGTCGTCGCCGGTCGGTAGGGTCCGACGAACAGCCCGCGCCGGGAGCGCCGCGACGGCACGCCGAGCCACCCGCCAGCCTCCGCCGGAGCCGAGCCGCCGGCGTCTCTGGTGACGATCGCTGTTCCGGTTCCGAGGATCCGCATCCGAGACTCCGCGGGTCGAGGGTAGCACGAGAGGGGAGTAGCCCGGCCGCTCGATCAACCCCTCGACGAGACGAGCGATCGGAGCCGGTCGAGCATCGCCCGAGATCCGCCTCGACCGTCGGGCATCGGTAGCCCGACCAGCGCGGCGACGCATCGAGCGACGAACCGTGAGGAGCGATCATCGGCGTCGCGCTCGCCCGCCGCGTAGGCATCGGCGACCGCGCGCTCGACCTGCTCGCGTTGATCCGCGGAGAGCCCGTCGAGCACGGTCGCGATCTCGCGGTCGCCCGCGAGCAGGACGAGCCCTTGTCGCCGAGCGAGGGAGTCGCGCCGGCTCACGGACCCGTCCGTTTGAGCGGCTCGATTCCAGCGATCCGCGCCTCCGCCGCCGCGACCGAGACGAGCCGGAGCCAGCCGGCGCGGTCGGCGGAGAAGTCGGCCCACGTCGGGTCGTCGCCGCCGGCGAGCGGAGTCGCCTCGCCGGAGAGGATCACGCCGCACCCGAGGTCGGTGTCCACGACGAAAGCCTCACGGTCGAGCGAGCGCCGGAGGTCGATCCACCCGCGCCAGACGTCGCCGCACCAGACACCCGAGCAGATCGCCCGGCCGCCGGCCCGCTCGGTCGGCGGGTCGCAGTCGTGGACGACGATCGCTCCGCCGGGGGAGAGGTGCCGGCTCGCGTTCTCGACGTCGCGGACGACCTGCTCTCGGTGGTGCAGCCCGTCGACGAACACGAGGTCGAAGGTCGGAGCCGCCTCGCCGAACGCCGCGCGCGATCGGTCGAGCCGCGCGAAGTACGAGTCCGAGGTCTCGTGGAACGTCGCCGCCGAGGTCGGGTCGGGGTCGACGCCGATCCGCCGAGCGACCTCGACCCGCGAGAAGGTGTCGCCTCGCTGGACGCCGATCTCCAAGTAGGTGCGAGCGCCGAGCCGCGCCGCGATCGCGTTGATGATTTGCCACCGGGTCATCGCCTGTCCTCCGATCGGAGCAGCGCCCACGCGAGGAGCGCGAGAAGTCGCGCGGTCCAGACTCGACCGCCCGCGAGCGCGTAGTCTACTGCATCAAGAAGCTCTTGCACGAGAGCGACGTCGGCGTGCTCCCATCCCGCGCGGAGCGGAGCCCCGTACTTGGCTACTCCGAGCGACCGCCGCCGGAGCAGCGCGATCGAGACTCGGAACGGGATCCCGCCGACTCGTTCGTGGACGACTCCGATCGGCTCGCCGCCGGAGCAGCATGGACCGTGTGCTCGGGTCTCGGGGTAGTCGTGGGTCAGCATCGGCCGGCTCCGGATCGAGGGAGTCGCGAGAGCGTAACGAACTCGCGTTGCTGCTTCGAGAACGTGCGTCCCTGCCCGCGGCGGAGCGCGGTCACCTCGACGACCGGCCACGCGCGGGTCGAGAGCGCGGCGATCGGCTCCGCTCCGGAGACCGCGACGACCGCGCCGACCTCCGCCCACGCGAGCGCGAGCCGCACGACTCCGGCTCGGTCGAGATCGCGGTCGCGCTGGTAGCCGGTCACCCCGCGGTAGGGGGGATCGACGTAGACGAACACGTCGCTCGGGGAGCGCGCGGAGGCGACGACCTCGACGGGATCGATCTCCTCGGCATCGGCGAACAGCGTCGCCGGGAGGGGGGGGGAGGTCGAGCAGCCGAGCCGCGCACGACGACCTCGATGGGATGAAGCCGTCGACGCGCGGGCGGTGCCGGTGCCGCCCCTTGAACCCTCCGCCGCCGGGGTTCCCGCCTCGCGTGCCAGCCGAGAGCGCGACCCATCGAGCAGCGTCGGCCGCCGGGTGGTCGGTGATCGCCGGAGCGTCGCGGAGGCGAGTCCAGAGTGCCCGCGCGTCCTCGTCGAGCCAGCCGAGGAGGATCTCGCTCGCCTCCGCGGCGAGCGCGGGATCTGCGAGAGCGCCGAGCGCGCGCCGGCATCCCTCGTCGATCTCCGCCCACAGGTAGCGACCGGCTCCCTCGCCGGGGACGAGCCCGAGCAGGTCGAGGATCTCGTCGGCGAGTCCGGTCTTCGAGCCCATCCTCGCCGTCGGCGGTCGAGCCTTCGCTCGGGCGAGGCGGAGGGAGAGCGAGACGAGACCCGCGCACGGCTCGACGAACACGGTCGACGGGCTCACTGCGACCCGCCCGAGCGGGGTCGACCCGAGATCGTGAGGAACTCCCGTTGCTGCTTCGAGAAGTGGGTCCGCTTGCCCGAGACGCGCCGCGTGATCTCGACGACCGACCATCCGAGGCGAGCTAGCGCGGCGATCGGCTCCGCCTCGGAGATCGCGACGAGCGCGCCGGCGCGGACCCACGAGAGCGCGAGGCGGATCACGTCGCGCCGGCCGAACTGGAACCCGTACCCGGAGGTCGCCCGGTAGGGGGGGTCGATGAAGACGACCGCCCGCCGAGACTCCTCCGGCGTCGCGAGCCGGAGCAGCGAGCGCGCGTCGGAGGCGACCTCGACCGGAGACCACTCGATCCCGACGAGCCGTTCGAGCCCGGCCCGGCCGCGGGCGAGATTGCAGAACTCCGGCCCGCCGAACGTGTCGCCGCCGTTGCCGGTGTTCGAGAACCGGCCGCGGGTCTCGTCCCAAGCGACGTTGATGAGCCGGTTCGAGGAGAGGAGCGCGACCCATCGGGCGACCTCCTCCGGCGAGGTCTCGGAGATCGGCCCGGCGTGCCGAAGCCGCTCCCACAGAAGAAGCGCGTCCTCCTGCTCCCACGCGGCGATCTGCTCCGCCGCGCCGGAGAGGATCTCGGGGTCGGGGTAGGCGCGGAGCACCGCGCGGACGGCGGGATCCGCCTCCGCCCACAGGTAGCGGTCTGCTCCCATGCCGGGAGCGAGCCCGAGCAGGTCGAGGATCGCGTCGGCGTATTTCGCCTTCGCGCCGAACCGGCCGACCGGCCCGCGCGAGTCGCCGCCCGCGGCGAGCCGGATCGAGAGGTTCGCGAGCCCCGCGCACGGCTCGACGAAGACCGCCGGCCGGCTCACAGGTCGGCCGCGGAGAGCAGGTCGGCGTGCGTGTGGTCGCGGGCGACGTTCCAGATCAACGCCCGACCGCGCGCCTCGCGAGAGGCGACCTCCCACGCCTTCGCGTCGTAGTGCCGGCACGACGGGTAGGGCACGAACGCCGGCGTGCGCCACTTGAACGGCCGCGGGTACTCGACCACGACGTCGGCAAGCGCGCGGTTCCGGGCGGTGATCGGAGCGCCGACGACCACCGTGCAGATCCGGAGACCGCGCGGCTTGAACACGTTGTGTAGGGCTTCGAGGAGGGTGCCGGAGCCGTAGGCGCACCAGACCTCGGAGAGCCCGCCGGTCGGGATCTGCTCGGCGATCCTCTCGATCGCGACCCGCGAGTCGGGGACGCCCCACTCGATCAGTCGCGCGTCCGGTCGCTCGGCGACGTCGCGTCGTGCCTTCGCGCGGACGTTCGTCAGGTAGCCCGGCCGGATCTCGACGACCCGAGCGCCGAGCGTCTCGCACACCCGTTGTCGCTCGACGAGCGCCTTCCGGCCCGCGTAGAACTGCGAGCAGCGAAGACCGAGATCGAAGCACACCGAGGTCGTCGCGATCGACGCGCCGCCCCACGCCGGCCCGGCGAACGCCCACTCGCGGACCTCTGGATGCGCCCGCGCGTGCTGGTACGCCCATCGCATCTTCGTCCCGCCGAATAGCAGGTCGTCGCGGACGACGAGGAACCGGCCGCCATAGGCGCGGAGCACCGGCGACTCCATCACCCGCGGGTGTTGTGGTTGGATCGCCGCTCGGAGCGCCGCTCGGGTCGCTGGGTCCATCACGCCGCTCCGAGATCGAGCAGCGCGAGGAGCGCCGGGGTCGACGCGACGTCGGCGACGAGGTGGATCCGGTCGGTCGCGCCGCGGTTCAGCGCGCGGTGCGGCTTCCGGGTGTCGAGATAGAACCACGAGCCGACGGGGAACGAGCGCCGGATCTGCTCGCCGTCGAGCCCCCACCCCTCGAACACGACGTCGGGGTTCGTTTCGAGAACGAGGTGGATCCGAAGGAGCTTCCCGGTCTCGACTCCGGCGTCGGGGTCGGTGATATCGGCGTGCCGGCTCAACTCGCCGTTCGTCGCCGCGAGCCGCATGAGCCGGAGCCGCTCGATCTGACCGGGGAGCGCCGCGAGGAGCGGCTCGACCTCGGGGAGCTTCGCGCGGAGGTCGGTGTCCTCGATCTCCCACGCGAGCGCCTCCGCGTGCTCCGCCCTCCATCGCTTCGACATTTCCGCGGGCTTCTCGATCTGCTCGACCTCGCCGCCGAAGCTCCGGAGCGCGAGCGCCGTCCACGAGCCTCGCTTGTTGTAGCCCGAGTAGTGGTCGGCCCACCCCGAGACCCGCTCGCGCACGGCTCGCCGGAGCGCCTCGACCTCCGAGAGCAGCCCGTCGATCGCGAGCGGCACGAGGTGCGCCCGCTCCTCCGCGGGGAGCGCGAGCGCGAGCGCGTCCTGTTCGCTGGTCCAGATCCCGCGGATCTCACTCGCCGCGGAGACCTTCGAGGCGGCCCGCCGGAGCCCGAGCCCCTCGCCGACCCGCCGGTCGAGCGGGTGTTCGGCCCATCCCTCGTAGACGATCGGCCGACCGGCCGCCTCCTCTCGGATCGCCTCGACCAGCACCGACGGGTCGATCCCCTCGGCGACCGCCGCGCGGGGAACGTGCAGCGTGCCCGCCTCGATCACGACCGGCCGACCCGAGAAGTCGCGGACGGTCTTCCGCCGGTCGAGCGCCATCGCCCGGTAGACTGCGACGATCGCGGCATCGTCGTAGACGAGCCGAGCCGCGCCGGCGTCGAGCCAGCCCGCGATCGTGTTCTCCTTCGCCGCGCCAAACGCCCCGTGGATCATCCCCTCGTCGTGCGAGCGGAAGACCGCCGCGTAGGAGCGGAGCAGGTCGAGCGACCATCCCTTCGCCCACGCCGGCCCGTCGACCTCCTCCGGAGGAGCGGTCGGAGCAGCGACCGAGAACGAGTCGACGTCGATGTGCCGGAGGTCTGCTCGGGCGATCGCCGGGATCTCCGGCTCGCTGTTGACGGTGCCGACGTCGGCCGCCGGCTCGCTCGGGAGCGCCGCCGCATCGGGCGAGGTCTCCTCCGAGACGCTCTCGCCGAGGAGGTCTCGGACGCGGCTCGGGTCGCCCTTCCAGAAGACGAGCACGTTCTGGTGGACCTTCGCCATCTTCCGGCTCGACCCGAAGATCCTCCGGAGGCGGACGGGCCAGGATCCGACCGGCGACATGAGGATCGCCTCGTTGTAGAGACCGAGCCCGGCGTCGAGGAACGCCGAGATCGTCTCGCCCACGAAGTTTCGGTAGAGGCCGGTCTTCTTGTCGCGGTAGTCGCCGACGACGATCGCCGCGAAGCGGTCGTCGCGGAGCCGCCCGACCGAGCGCCGGATGATCTCGCGGTAGGTGTCGAGGAACTCGTCGGCGCGCATCGTGGACAGGTCGTCGGGGTCGTCGGAGTAGACCTCCAGGTCCCCGTAGGGGGGACAGGTGAGCAGGAAGTCGAACTCCTCCTCGACGTCGATCAGGTCGTCGATCTCCAACGAGTCGCCGGCGATCCATCGCGGGTCGGGTCGATCGACTCGACCGCGGAGGCT